GTTTGATATCACTTTGTATTAGGCGTATATCAGTTTCCCAATTAGTTTCTTTCGACAAAATATTATTCCTTTAATGCCTTTTGATAACGGAGGCTAGTGGCGAACTCCATGATTATAATTTAATCACAATAGAAATAATATACATATTCAACTGTATTTATACATAATAGTACCACATACTAGACAAAATTTGTCGAATATCCGTTATGCTTATTAGTCATACTGATTTTCGTATATAGCAATTATCTTTTTTTGTTGTTGGATGTATGCACGTAGATCAGCAAGGTTCAATGCAATGTCATCATAACCTTGATCTGTAACACCAAATATAACTACGTCATCAGACTTAATATCTTCAAACACTTGGTCTACATTTTCGGGGGTCACGATAATGAACTCAATTTCTCTCATATTAAGAGGATTGATTGAGGGTACTATTGGTTTGCTTGGCTGTACGTACTCAGTTTCAGTTATCACTCGTGGTGGCGGTTCCACTGGATTCCGTTCCGAGCAAGCCCCTAGAGACAAGATCATCGTAAATCCAAGGACACTCGCTATTAAACGCTTTTGCATTTTTGGCATTCCTTTCATTATCTGTTAGTTCCGCACCTGTTTCCAATTCAAAACAACGATTTGCCTTAGCTGTTGCGCCATTAATAACTCGACCAACAAGACCAGGTTTGGCAACAGCTAGTGCGCCTAGATCATGTTTGCCTAGACGTTTCTGTAAATCATTTTTCTGTGATTGTATTTCGGTGAAAGATTCTTGAAGTTCGTCAAACTGTTGACGTTGCTTCTCAAAATTGGCTTGCATATTAGCAATAGTTGCAATGTTCTTTTCATTGACTTCTGCTATCTGTTCTACTTGTGCAGTTAAAGTAGCATTATATTCTGTTAATTCCATAATAGTAGCTTGGGTGGACTTGTAGTAAACACTACCTGCACCACCCAAGGCTAAAAGGATTATTCCAAAATATACGAAAGATGGCATAATAAAACCACTAAAGACTATTCGTCTTCAGCATCGTCCTCATCATCATCATCGTCTTTTTTCTTTTTGGCATCTTCTGCATCATCATCTTCATCATCAGAATCAGCTTCGTCTTCCATGTCGTCAGCCGAATCAGCCATTTTCTTATACTTTTCTTCTAAAGCCATTGCGATACGCTCTTGCATTGCTTCTGCAAATGCTTCTTTCATTTCAATTGGCTGTTCTGCTAGTGCAGATTGTACGATTTTTTCTAAAGACATTTCTATCTCCTTTTTATTGATTTATTCTTCTATTTATATTATTTAAACATTTTCGCTTGAGTAGCAGGTCCTACGATACCATCTGCAACCAAACCATTCATTTTTTGCCATTTTTTAACAGTTGTTTGAGTTCCAAACCCAAAATCACCATCGGCTGTAATACCCAATGCTTTTTGCATTTTAGCTACGTCATCACCCTTCATACCTTTGCGAAGTGTGCGTGAACCACCCTTTGATGCTTTAGCCGCTTTCTTCTTAGGCATTTCTCCACCTAAGATAGCTAAACAGTTATCCCATCTCGAATTTCTATCTTCGAGTCCGATTGTGCCACCATTGATAGCCTTCGTCAGACCTTTATTGTCGCCTTTATCAGCCCACTTTTGTAGTTTATTCTTTTTCCAGAACCAACATGCAGACTCCATAGCACCTTTTTCAGTAGCTACATATCCAGCAGCTTCTTCGGCTGACATACCGACACTTTTTCCGAATGCGGCATAATTGTTACGCCCGGTGAGTTGCTTAATACCTCTGCCTCGAAATAACCAGCCATCGCCGGGATTAGTGTTTCCCAAAGCTCCGCGCTTTGATCTAAACTCATCTTGGTAGACGTAGTTTGCGATTTTTTCTTGGTTTCGTGCATAATCTTTAGCATCCCTTTTGTTTTTACCTTTACCAAAGTAACGACCAAATACACTATTAAGTGCTTTCTCACTGTAGTTAAGGTTTTCTGTTAGGCGTGTGAAGTCAAGTGACTCGTGTGAAGTTTGTGCCATGAAACCAGCAATTCTATTTGGTGTATTGATTTCGTATTCTTCAAACATAGGAATAGCGGCATCGTACCAAGCTTTAGGGTCTTTGTTGCTAGGGATCATTGCACTGAATTGTTCTAGTGTAATCATGTTTTATCCTTCATCATATCTTTAAGTGTTTTCTTCTTTGATTTGTTTTTAGATGTCCATGCCTTTTGCTGTGCTTTAGACATATGACCACCATCCATACCAGCAATGTTTCCACTGCCTACGTTATTAGCTGGTTCTTCGGTACGTAATGCGTGTTTACTTCTATAGGAACTTAAATCTTTAGATGCCGCTTGACGTCTTTTCTTTGCCGCTTCAGCATCTTTTACGTTTTGAGAATGAACTTTATTTACATCATGTCCCATCTTAGCCAAGTTCTGCCTAAGTCTTGCCCTACCAAATGCTTCATCTTTTGTATCAACACCTTCAGTAAGTGTAATATAATTGACATAGTAATTAGAAAATACAGATAAAGATTCATTTATCTGCTCATCAGTCATATCTTCATTAAGAGTTGTTTCGTCTGTAAAGTGGCTGTGTTCTTTGATTAAGTACAAAGCCGCCGCATATGATGCAAGACGTGAACTACCACCTGGAACTTTGGCTAATAGCTTCTTTAAGTTAGCAATCATAATATCAAAAACACCCCAAGCCTTTGATTGCGCTTTTGATGTGAATTGTTTTCTCTTGATTAGGACTTTACCATCCTTGTCAATAATACCTTCTTTATACGCTTCCCACTTCTCAAATGGAGTAGCTAAGCGTCGTACAAATTGATATACTAAAAATAGATCAACTACCATTTATCATATTCCTTTAAGCAGATCACTTATCTTTTCGTCTGCATTTATATTATCTTTGTGTATCATTACGTCATCGTAAGTGATGTGTATTGGCATATAGTTAAGGTATTCTACGAAAGGTTTCAAATACTCGTGATAATCATGAAGTTTCATGAAAAGCATATTTGTAGCCTCAGGTCCGAATATATTATAGATCACAATAAGATGATTAAGTATCAACCTTTCTTTTAGATCATTATCTTGTCTGTACCTACCAAATAACTTCCGTAGGTACTGAAATCTTTTCAAATCTTCGTCAAACTCAACAATATCAGCACAATTAGGATTGTCGTAATATTTTGAGGCAAACAACAGAAAGGTTGATTCTGTTAATATCATAATCTATATACTACTCTTATGAGTCGGCTACGATAGCATCTTCATCTACGGTATCGCCAGTAACACCCAAGTCACCTGCATCAGCCGCTGAGACTTTCATAGGTACTAGGCATTCAGCGTGATGACGTCCACCATCTGTATGGTACAACCACCATCCTGGCCCAGTAATGCCTTTAGCGCGGTTAGCCGCAATGCCAGCTTCTGTAACGTCAACAAAGATTGCGTTATCTCTATCGTTTGATTTGTTTGTGTTAGCCGCCGCATCTTCCAACCAAGTTGGTACTGATGCTAGTGCGTCTGTTTTTCCCCATAGTGCCATTTTAATTCTCCTTTAAAGGTACTGTGATATTTATTTGTTTGCGTTATCTATTTGCGCTTGTTTGGCTTTTTTAAGTCTTTCAGCCGCCGCTTTTACACGTTCAGCGTCTCTAACTTTCTTTTCTGCTTTGTTAGCTTTAGCTTCGGCAGAGTCAGCCTTAGCCGCTGTTGTTCCTCTGACGTTGCCTTGCTTATTCACAACTGCATTTCTTGCGCCCTTAGCAATCATTTTTACTGCGCCACCAATAGCTTTGCCTACAAATTCATCAATTTGTTGACCATCAGTGTTTTCACAATGCTCACAACCTTCACCCTTACATTTAGGGCAAGTTATGTCTTCATAACTAGCTTTTAGATTTTTTTTTTCAGCAACGATCTCTTCAGCCGCATCCTTAAAATCATCATCAGTAGGAGCGCCTTTTGATCCTGGTTTTCTCATCTTTTCGCCAGAACCTTTTTTGATGCGCTCTCTCTTTTTATGGATGTTCGCCCAAAGACCACTTTCACCTTCTTCAACAGTTTCAACTTCTTCTGATGTAACTGCTTTAGAAATAGCTTTACGACGTTTGTGTAAATACTGATCTGAAGAATCTACATCACCATCGTTATCAATGTCTCCATCTTTACGATCTTTATGTTTACCTTTAAGAGCCTTCTTGTTCACTGGGTCAAGATTACTCTCTTGTACGTATTTTTTGAAACTTTTCATGACGTTCCCTTTAGTTTGTGTTTTATTACAATATTAGTATTATTTATAAGAATTGTGTTACCACTTTACTTTATTTGCCCACCAAGCCGCCGACATCTTACCCTTTTTGATGTTTTTAGCATGTCTAGCCTTAAATGAAGCACGTTTCTTTTTCATTTTATCAGATTCACCTGATTTTGGATCACCAGCAGTAGAAGCACCTTGTTCACCAAAGCGAATAGTCTTTACTTTATCGCCATCTTTAGCAACAACGATATGACTTTTGGTAGGGTGTGAGGGCGTACCTTTGGCTTTATTAAAACCAGATACACCTGCTCTTGCCAACCTTGGGTCTTTATCAGCCATTGTCAGAACCCTTCATATAATCACGTACAGAGTCCAAATAGTCTACTGCCTTTGTGATTTTATTCTGCGCCCACTCTGGCATATTGTCATCGTCACCAAGCATAGAGATTAACTCTTGTGATGCGTCCATAGCTGTCTTCAATTGAGTTTTAGCCATACCACCTTCTTGATCGTATTCGCCTGGGTCTTTAGCTTCTAGGAATGTCTTGAAATTACGCATCTGGTGTGTCTTTCTTTAGTTTCTTAGTTAGTTCTGGTGTACCTTCTTCACCAGCACCACAACTTTCGAGAAAAGATTCAAAAGCCGCGTCTAAGTCTTTTTTCTTTTCGTCTTCATCTTTTTCAACAGGCTTCTTGATTTCGCCCCTTTTCTTCTTTTCTTGCTGTTTCTCATTAGCAAGATTAGCAAGGCTATCCTTATCCTCATCAACAGACTCGTAACCATAACCAGCCTTCAAAGGTTTAATACCCTTACTTTTGTTAAGACGATCACGCATTGCTTTAATGTCAGATTTAAGTTTGTTGTAGTTGTTAGCTTTCTTAACGTGAGCCAAGCCAGACTTCTTTACTGATTTAATAGAGAAATCCATCTCATCAAGGTCTAGTGCTTCTGTAGCTTCCATAAGATCAGCGATTTCTCTTAGATCATTAGGGATTGTTGACTCTTCTACTTCTGGGGTTTTTTTGAACATACGGAAACGACCATCTAACTTAGGCTTCTTGTCGGCTGACAACAACATATGTGGTCTTTTCATAACCTTCTGATCTTTGTACGATGCTTCTGAATATTCTTCTTTAGGCATCCAACATGATGCGTTTAAGTCAAAACAATCATTTTTACATCCGTTACCTTTAGTTGGTTTACCGAACTCATCACCACAATCCTTACAAACCATTGTTTGTCCATTAACGTCTTCTCTTACATTGTTTTTCATCTTACGCTGTCTTTCTTTGATTTTTACCCCTGGGATAAGTTTTTTTGCTAACATTTCTATGCGTTTCTTAGAAATCTTAGATATTCTTTTATCGATAACTTCTTTCTCACCATTGGATAATTCTGCATAGCGTCTATTTTTAGAGAATTTTTTCTTTAGGTTTTGGATAGCTTGCTTACGAGCGCGTTTCTTTAACACTTCCATAGTAGCTGTCTTACGCATAGCCTTTTCACGACCACGTTTCATTTTGTGTTTGTTTTTTCTGGCTGATATACCTGCCTTACGACGTTGCATTCTATTCATGACTTCTTGAAGTTCTTCGTCCATAGCATTGCAATCACAATGAGGGCAATCTGGTGAGCAATCACAATCTTCTGCTTTTACATCAGAACCACAGCAATCATCTGAACAGTATCCAGATTTAGCTTTTTCATCTAATGTTGGTTCTACATCTACTATTGATTTAGAATCGAACTCTTTTTTTGGTTTGATCTTAAGTTCTTTTTTGTCTTTAGCTTCATCTAGCATATCAGAATCCATTTTATTGAGTTTTCTTTTATTTATAATTTCTAAGAAAGGACGGTATGAAATTATAGTTTTTATTTGCAGAACTGCCCCATATTGTCGATTCTCGTAACCATCCTATCGCAGGGGTAGGACTTGCTATGTGCAATGGCATTGCAGTTCTGCGTTGACCACGTATAAAGTAATCATTATCAACTGCGCTCCTTAAACCCTGTGTATGTAGCTCATCTACTAGAAACTTAGCTGTTCTCTTAGTCATAGCATATGCGTGTGCGCCCTCATGACCATCAATCCTAATTAGGTCATTAGGAACACCAGCAGCAACGTGATCATATCTTGACGGATCATTTAGCTTATAACCAAGAACCACAATGGTATTCTCTGGTATCTCTATTGTTATTGGTTGTAGCATTATAGCGTCATGTTCTAACACAACACCAACATTATCAGTACCGTTTGCGATCTTCTGCCATATGGCAATGTGACCAGCAGTACAACACATGGCTTTTTGTCCTTGGTTTGGTTCTGGGATGTAAGTATAAGGTTCTGTTGGTAATCTAGGTAT